GGTCGTATCACAGGCGTTGAGGCCCCGAAGCAGACCCAACAACCCACTGAGCAGCTGCAATCCCCCGATCAGCTGGCTTCGGCGTCCGACGAAGACCTTTTGCGCTTGTTGAACCGCTCTCGTCAGCTGTTGAACGCGCAGAAAGAGACCGTGGACGCGGAATACACCGAGGTGAAACCAGAGCCCAAGTCCCAAACAGGGGACAGCAATGGCAGCGACACGGCTTAAATGCGATACCTGCGGTAAGGAAAAGCCTGCTGGGCGTTTTCAGACCCGAAAGCCGCCTATTTGCCGCGCGTGCCACGCCGTTGAGCAGAGCAAGAAGGATCAGGAAGCTCTGGCAGCAAGGGCTCGGGTTGCCAAGCAGGAGATCACCGCCCGCAAATCGCTCAAGGACGTCGAGAAAGAGCGTATCCGCGACAAGATCCGCCGTGAACGCCAGGAATCGCGTGATCGCAAGCTGCTGGATAAGGAGGCTGAGCGCGAACGCTCACAGGAAGAGCTTGCTCAGGAAGAACTTGCGAGCCGGCAGCTCGCGCGTCGCAGCCTCCTCCACTACACCGAGCGCATGAACAAGGGCTACACCGCCGGGTGGGTCCATGAGGACGTGTGCCGGCGGCTGGAGCGGTTCGTCGAGGACGTTGAGAAGCAGCGTTCGCCCCGCCTGATGCTCTGCCTACCACCACGTAGTGGCAAGAGCGAACTGGCTAGTGTCCGCCTGCCCGCCTGGGTGCTGGGTAAGCACCCGGAATGGGAGTTCATCTCGACGTCCTACGCCCTTGAGCTCCCCCTGAAGTTCTCCCGCCAGGTCCGCAACCAGATCAACAGCGCTGAGTACCAGCGGGTCTTCGACAAGACCAAGCTCAGCCGTGACAGCACGGCGGCTGAGAGCTGGCGGACGATGCAGGGCGGGGGCTTCCGAGCGTCCGGGGTTGGCGGCGGAATTACAGGCATGGGCGCGCATTGTTTCATCATCGACGATCCCTTCAAGGATCACGAGGAAGCCGATAGCCAATCGCGCCAGGAGCTGGTCTGGAACTGGTACAGCTCGACGGCGTATACCCGTCTCGCCCCCGGCGGCGGGATGCTGGTGATCAATACGCGCTGGTCGGACAACGACCTCAGTGGGCAGCTCATCCGCCAGATGAACGAAGCGCTGCGCGAGGTGCGCGGCATCGAGGATGAGGCGATGGCGCTGCTCGAATCCGCGTCGAACGAGGCCGAACGTGCCGAAGCGATGCGGATGTTCGAGGCGGCGGAAGACCTGCGCGACACGATCGACGAGTGGGACATCGTCAGCTACCCGGCGCTGGCCAAGCACGACGAGTACTTGCACCTGCCTAGTGGGAAGCTGGTCCGCGACCACGACAATGCGTTCGAGTACGCGCAGGACTACCAGCTCCTGCGCCGCAAGGACGAAGCACTTCATCCGGAGCGGTTCCCCAAACCACTCCTGCTGCGCTACAAGCGCACGCTCCAGCCCCGGCACTGGTCCGCGCTCTACCAGCAGGAGCCGGTGCCGGACGAGGGCGTCTACTTCACCAACTCGATGATGGTGATGCGCCCGACGAGCCCCCCACGCAATGCGCTGACGATCTTCGTGGCGTGGGACTTGGCGCTCGGCAACAAGGATCACAACGACTGGACGGTCGGCGCGGTCGGCGGGCTGGACTGGGAGGACAACCTCTGGCCGATCCACCTGATACGGGGCAAGTGGAGCGACACGCACCAGATCGCCGAGCTGATCCTGGACACCCACCTGCAGTTCGGCGCGACGATCACCGGGATGGAGAAGGGCGTGCTGGAGCTGGCTGTGCGCCCGCACCTGGACCGCCTGATGAAGGAGCGTGGGACGTACATCCCGCTGGCCGAGGGGGACTCGGCGCTCAAGCCCATCACCGACAAGATCATCCGCGCGCGCCCGCTCCAGGGGCGGATGCAGCAGGGGACGTTCATCTTCCCGGCGGACCAGCCGTGGGTGACGGAAGCGGTGGGTGAGCTGTTGCGCTTCCCGGCGGGGGTGAACGACGACATCGTCGATGCGTTCTCGTGGCTGACCCGCCTGGCCCAGAACCACGCGCCGCCTAAGCGTGAGCGTGAGCGTGCCCGCCCCGACGCGGATGGGTTCGTGAGCTGGCGGGATCGGCTCTCGGCGTCAATGGCCGAGTTCAAGAACTTCATGGCCCGCTAGGGCCAGGTTTTGACGTATGGCCCGCTAGGGCCAGGTTTTGACGTATGGCCCGCTAGGGCCTGCTGCTGAGGACATCTTCATGATCGTAAACGACGTGGTCTCCCGGGTGCGCAAGATGATCGACGACACCATCGAGCCGCACCTGATCGCCACCGAGCTGCTGGTCGACGAGGTCGATCGTGCGCAACGCATCTTCGCCGAGCGCACGTTGTGCCTGTTCACCAGCGGTGAGTACGAGCTCTCGGTGTCGGCAGGGCAGGCGTTCGTGGACTTGCCGCCGGAGTTCATGCAGCTGCGCCGCATCGTGACGAACGAGCACCGGATCGTCGAGCTGGTCACGTCGCGCCACATGGATGAGGGGTTCGTGCAGCGTGACTACGGGCTGCAGCACGTGAGTGACTGGCAGACGCTCGAAGGGCGTCCGCGCTTCGCGGTGACGGACCTGCGCACGGGGGCGATCCGGCTGTCGCCCGTCCCCACCGAGCCCCTGACGCTGTCGGTGAGCGCGTACCTCTTCCCCGAGACGCTCACCAGCACGGACGACGAGCTGCAGATCCCCGAGCGCTGGCAGATGGACCTGGCGCAGGGCGTGCTCGCGGAGCTCTATTCCTCGCACGATTTCGAGATCCACGACCCGCACGAGGCGAATCGGTTCTATTCGCTGTGGGAGCGGACGTTGCGCGAAGCCCGGGCGCAGATCAATAAGCAGTTTCGTGGGCCGGGCGTGGTCCAGTTCTCCCGTACGGGCGTCTGGTAATTGCTATACTATTGAGGTGGCTATGAAAAAGCTTGCGTTGATCATTCGGGCTTTGAATAAAGGGCAGCAGCTAGCCCGCGTCGAGACATGGAAAAAGGCGTCGGTGGCCATCGCCGTGATGTCGAGCTTCCTTTCTGCGCTCTCGGCGCTGGCTGTGCAGCAGGGGTGGCTCACCGCCATGCTCGAACCGGAGCTCGTGATGGCGGTCTCGTCGCTATTGGTGTCGGTGGTGATGGCGGTCCTCGCCTATTTCGGTGTGGCGACCACGGAGAAGATCGGTGTGGGTGGCAAGAAGAAGCCTAGTGTTGTTGTTACTGATCGCATGGCTGACGGGATGCGTGTGTCGATCAACGCCGATGCTAAAGTACGACATCGGGAACAGGACTCATCTACTGGACCTTTCGGCTATTGATACAGCAGGAGTCACGGTACGCTGTTATGAACAAGTTCTTCCGTAATCACGTTGCTCCGATGCTGATTGATGTGGCCTACACGGCGCTCCGGCAAATCTTCAAGCAAAATGGGGTGTTCGACGAGATCAAGCGCTCCGTAGCCGTCCAGGAAGCGCTCCCCGACTCGGGCGATGCCAAGCGGCAGCGGGTGATCGCGGCTACGAAAAAGGCCTATCAGGGTATCTCCACGATCGTCATCGATGCCATTATCCACGTTGTGCTCCTCCGACTTCGAGGGCCTACGGTGTATGACGTATAACGAGCCGAGCGCGCGTTGTGCCCACTTTACGGGACGGAACGGAGCGGCCAGCTGTGCAGTCCGTCGAGGGATTGCCCCTACCGACTGTTTCCGCTGCCGATGGCGGCAAGAATCCTCTAACCCCCCCGTGGTTATCTATGGAGCGCCGAAGCAACCCCACCGAAGCTGATTTTCGCGGTCTGATGACGCACAATATCCGTCAGTTGGCAGATCAGGTCGAATCCATTCGCGCGTGCAACGTCGACCAAGAAGAGAAGATCCACGAACTGAGTCGCCAGATGGTTGTTGTGAACGCGTCGGTCAAGACGCTTACCGAGAAGGTCGATTCACACGCCGCTGCAGCTGAGGAAGTGGTTGCCTCTTTCCGGTTCGGGCGTCGGTTGCGCCGCCTGATGCTGGGCGTGGCGGCGGGTATTGCTGCACTTCTCACCTTTGCCCACACGGCAGTCGAGTTTATAGGGCGGATCCACAAATGAGTAGCAAGACCGAGAAGGCGCTCGACAACTACAACTACTTCGCTTACGCCCGCGACCACGGACATCTTGATTTCGTCGAGAAGGCCACTCGGTGCGACAACTACTTCATCGGTCAGCAGTGGGATGAGGCCGTTGTGGCCCGCCTGGCCCGCCTGGGCAAGCCCATCCTCACGATCAACAAGGTGCTCAGCACCTGCGCGACGATCTTCGGCGAACAGCTGAGCAACCGGGCGGACATCCGGTTCCGCCCGGCGCACAACGGCTCGGCGGAGACGGCCAACGCGCTGGACAAGGTCTGGCTGCACGTCTCCGAGACGAACAACCTCGACTTCCTGGAGAGCGAGATGGCGGCGGATGGGTTCATCCGCAGCCGTGGGTTCCTGGATGTGCGGATGAACTTCGACGACCAGTTGCGCGGCGAGGTCCGCATCAAGCACCTCAACAGCAAGAACGTCGTCATCGATCCGGATGCGTCGAGCTACGATCCGGACGAGTGGAAGGAGGTGTTCGTCACCAAGTGGCTGACGTTCAACGACATCGAGCGCCTCTACGGGCGCTCGTTCGCGCAGGAGCTGCGCAATCGCCCGCACACCGGTTACGCCTTCGCCTACGACAGCCTCGACTGGCTGCCCGATAGCTTCGGCGGGCCGACGAACTGGGGCGTGTCAGAGGAAGAGGACAACGACCGTCGGCGCATCCTGCGCGTGATCGAGCGCCAGTACCGGGATCTGCGCTACATCGACTTGTACGTCGATCCGCAGACCGGTGATACCCGGGAGGTGCCCACGACCTGGGACCGCGAGCGCGTGCAGATGGTGGCGCAGCGCTTCGGGTGGCTGATCATCAAGCGGCGGGTCGAGCAGATCCGTTGGACCACGAGCGTCAACGACGTGCTGCTGCACGACGACTGGAGCCCGTACCAGCACTTCACCCCCGTGCCGTACTTTCCTTACTTCCGCCATGGGACCACGGTGGGGGTCGTTGAGAACCTGATCAGTCCCCAGGACCTGCTCAACAAGAGCATGTCCCAGGAGCTGCACATCGTCGGGCAGACCGCCAACAGCGGGTGGAAGGTGAAGTCGGGCGCGCTGGCGAACATGACCCCCGAGCAGCTCGAAGAGCGTGGGGGCGAGGACGGGCTGGTCATCGAGACCAATACGTCGCCGAAGGACATCGAGAAGATCCAGCCGAACCAGATCCCGAGCGGGATGGACCGGCTCAGCTTCAAAGCGGACGAGAGCCTGAAGGAGGTCTCGATGATCTCCGACAGCATGCGCGGCTTCGACCGGGAGGACGTCGCGGCCAAGGCGATCCAGGCCAAGCAGATGCGCGGCAGCATCAGCCTGGCCAAGCCGTTCGACAACCTTGCGTTCACGCGCAAGCTGCTCGCACGCAACGTGCTCAGCCTGGTGCAGACGTTCTACGACGAGCACCGGATCATCAACATCACCGGGCGCAACCTGGCCGACGAGCCCGAGGAGTTGGAGGTCAACAAGCCCTTGCCCGAGGGGGTCGTGGCCAATGATCTCACCGTGGGTGAGTACGCCATTGTGGTCAGCACCGTGCCCTCGCGTGACAACTACGAGCAGAGCCAGTTCCAGGAGGCGTTGGAGATGCGCCAGCTCGGCATTGCTATCCCGGACGACGTGCTGGTCGAGCACAGCCACCTCGGGCGCAAGACCGAGATCGCCAAGCGCATCAAGCAGCTCAACGGCGGCGGCGAGCCGTCCCAGACCCAGCAGCAGCTGGAGCAGCTCGATCTGCAGCTCAAGCAGCTGGAGGCTGAGGAGAAGAAGGCCGACGTCCAGGTCAAGATGAGCAATGCGCAGCTCAACGCGGCCCGGGCGCAGAAGGAGCAGCTTGAACAGCAGCAGGACGACAACGGCCACGAAGCGGAGATGCTCAAGGCGGCGATGGAGCGCGAGCGGGCCATGGTCGAGCTGGCGACCGAGAAGCAGAAGATCGCCGAGGAGCTCAAGCTCAAGCGCGAAGAGACCGAAGCGGAGATCGAGATGGCCTGGGCCAAGCTGCGCGCTGAGATGGCGCTGGAGCGGGAGAAGCTCAACTCGCAGATCGCGCAGAATGAGGCGAAGATCGAAGCTGAGCAGCAGAAGAACGAGCTGCAGGCCGAGGTGACGATGAAGAAGGCCGATCAGGATGCGGAGCTGGCCGAGCGCAAAGCCCAGTTGCAGGAGAAGCAGCCTAAGCAGGCCGAGCAGGCGAGCGCGAAAAAGAAGGAGACCAGCCAGAAATGAGAAAGCCCGCCACGGGGTGAGTCGTGGCGGGCTTGGTCGGGCTCGAAAGCCCTACAGGAGCAGCTAATGCCCGTTCAGGGTACATGAAAGAAAACCCGAGCACAACAAGTTTTGCACCGCCGCGAGCCTCATATAGGAGAACTCTATGCCGCCGCTCGATGATGATGCCCTCCAGGCCATGAATGAGACCGCCCCTTCCGAGGAAGAACTCGATCAGGCCGCTGACCCCGCCGATGAATCGCAGTCGCAATCGCAGGAACCCGCCGCCGAAGGTGATCAGCCAGCAGAAGGTGATCAACAGAAGCCGGACGCCGAGCCCCAAGCGGATGCGGCCAAGGCCGAGGATGAGAAGCCCAAGCCGGAGCGCAACCGCAACCTGATCGCGCGCCACCGCTACAACTACCAGAAGCAGCAGCGCGATCTGGCCGAGCAGCGTGCCACCGAGCTGGAGCGCCAGGCCAAAGCACTGAAGGAGGAGAACGAGCGCCTGAAGGCTCAGGGCGAGTCGACGACGACCAATGAGCTGGAGCAGCAGATCAACGATTTCGATCTGAAGATCGAAGAGGCGCGCATCGATGGCGATGCCAAGGAGGCCGCGCGGCTGCGGGCCGAGCAGCGCAAGCTGGAGCAGCAGCTGGTGCAGGGGGCGTTCCAGCGGGACGAGCCTCCGCGCGTCGATGAGATGTCGGTGATCCAGCGCGCGAGCGAGAACCTCAAGTTGGAGCAGACCATCGCGACGCTTGAGCAGCAGTACCCGATGCTCGAAGAGGGTAATGAGCAGTTCGACGCCGACCTCAGCAATGAGGTGATGGACAACTACGAGCTGTTCGTACGTAAGTACCCGCCGTCCGTTGCAATGGAGCGGGCAGTCACCTACGTGACACGCGCGCACGGTGTTGACCCAGCGGGTGATAATGCCGCACGTCAGACGAACGTCAGCCGGAATGCGAAAGCCGCAGCGGCACAACCCCCATCGCTGGATGATGTCGGTATGGACTCGTCCGCTGCGGGCGCATCACAGAAGCAGGACGTGATGGCAATGAGCCAGGATGATTTCGAGTCGCTCAGCGATGAGGAAATCGAGAAGATGCTGAATAACGCCTGATTCAGTGCTACACTGTGAATGCCCCCTCTGCGGGGCATTCATGTGAAACGTCCCGGAATGTCCGGGCGTGGCCGATACCACGTTAATAACGTTCTCGGTGGCCGCAACGATACGTGGCAGAGCAAATAGGAGTGAACCAACACGTATCGGAGGTGCCCTGTGGCACTCACAAACTTTGCGCGTCTTACCGACCACCAAAAGAAGGCCTGGTCGATGTCTTTCTGGAAGAATGCTCGCGAGCACTCTTTCATGACCCGTCTGCTGGGTTCCGGTAAAGACTCGGTCGTCCAGCGTATTACCGAGCTGAAGAAGTCCGTCAAGGGCACTCAGGCCATCATCACCCTCATCCCCGATGCGCTCGGCGACGGCGTGGCCGGCGACCGCACGCTGAAGGGCAACGAGGAGGCGCTGCGTTCGTTCGAGGACGTGATCCGGATCGATCAGCTGCGTCACGCCCACAGCAACGAAGGTCGCATGGCCGACCAGAAGACCATCGTGAACTTCCGCAAGGAGGCCCGCGATACCCTGGCCCACTGGATCGGCGACCGTATCGACCAGATGGCGATGCTGACCATGGCCGGCGTCTCCTACGAGTACAAGAACAACGGGGCGCAGCGCACCGGTTCGGACCTGCAGTACCTGGAGTTCGCCAACGACGTGGCCGAGCCGACCGCAAACCGGCATCTGCGCTGGGACGTGGACACCACCGACTCGCTGATGAGCGGCGATACCTCGGCAGTCACCGCAGGTGACCTGCCGTCGTACAAGATGCTCATCAAGCTCAAGACGTACGCGCAGGAGGTCATGCTCAAGCCGGTGCGCAACGCGAAGATGGGCAAGGAGATGTTCCACGTCTTCATGCACCCGCGCGGCGTCGAGGCGCTGAAGCTCGACGAAGACTTCATGAAGGCGTGGCGCGAGGCGATGCCCCAGACGCCGAACCACCCGCTGTTCAAGGGCTTCGACACGATCTACCTGGACGGTCTGGCAATCCACAACCACCGCTACGTCTACAACACCCTGGGTGCGGCGGATGGCTCCAAGTGGGGCGGCGGTAGCGTCGACGGCCAGCGCATCATCGTGGCCGGCGCGCAAGCGCTTGGTTACGCCGACATCGGTAGCCCGTACTGGGTCGAGGAGACGGACGACTACGAAAACCGCAACTCGATCTCGGTGGGCAAGATATTCGGCTTCAAGAAGCCGCAGTTCTACACCGACATCCACGGCAGCACCGAGGACTTCGGTGTCATCTGCCTCGATACAGCCATCTAATAGGAGAGCCCCATGGCAATTGCAGCGAAAGACCGTACCCACGGTCGCCAGTGGCCGCTCGTCGTCGTGCAGGACTTCGACTACACCGAAGTCGAGGACACGGTCGCGGTTCCCGCCGTCAAGCTCCCGGCAGGTGCCCGGGTCATTGGTGGCGGCGTGCTGGTGACCACTGCGTTCGACTTCGGCACGACCAACGCGGTCGATGTCGGTGACGGCGGCGACGCGGACCGCTACAGCGGCACCCCCGTCGACCTGTCCACCACCGGTTGGACCGCACTGGATGTGACCGGGTACGGCTACCCGATCTCGGACTACATCGACCTGACCGCCGATGTGACCGGGACGGCAGCCACTCAGGGCGAGGCCAAGCTGATCGTCGAGTACATCGTCGATGGCCGCGCCAACGAGGTCAACCCGGACTACGACTAACGCCTAGCACGCGGCATTGGGGGGTCCGCTAGGCCCCTCCTTTTTGCCGCGCATGCCCCGAGGGTAAGAACAATGCCGATGATGCAGATGCCGCGAGCCTGGACTGTGCGTACCAAGTCCGGCCATACGATCAAGTTCAAGAAGGACACTCCGGTCTATGTGCCCGATGACTACCGGGTCATCGAGGCGTGTCAGGCCGCTGGGGCCATGCCGACGAGCGACTCCGCGCCGATCGAGCGCCCCGACGAGAACACCCCGACCAGCAACGTACCGAAGACCTCGACCGAGCGCCTGGATCGGATCAACGCCGTGCTGAAGGAGATGGCGGCGCACCAGGGCGAGCACCGCCAGAACTTCACCGCCTACGGACGTCCGAACACGAAGTACGTGTCGCAGCGCGTTGGCGTCGATGTTTCGGCCAAGGAGGTCGAGTCGCTTTGGAACCAGCTGGTGAACCCCCAGCCGCAAGAGGCTTGACCCCCGTAAGGCCCCGCCCGGGGCCTTCGCCATATAGGGCAGCGCATGGCTACTTTGACCGTCAAACGCGGCGATACCTGGACCTGGCCGTTCTACCTCTACTCGAAGGCTGAGGACGGCTCGAAGACGCCGATCGACCTGACCGACTGCAGCGCGCGGCTTCAGGTCAAGCCCAAGCGGGGCGATACCCCGGTCTTGTCCGCGACGGTCTCCCCCGACCCTGCCGATGAGACGATCAACGGAGAGATCACACTGACCCCGGTCGACGGGCTGGCGACTGTTGTGTTCCAGCCTGCGACGACGCGCGAGATCGAGCCCGACAAGTACGTCTCCGACCTGGAGATCACCTGGGCCGACGGGTCGGTGCAGAGCTCGATGACGTTCACCGTGGTCGTCGATGAGGATGTGACGACATGAGCGCGCCTGCGGAGGTGGTCGTCACCCACTCGACGCCGCCCCCGGCAATCGAGGTGCTGTCCTCGTCGCTCGTGGCCGAGAACCACGCCGCGCCGCCGCAGCTCTTCGTCGCGCCCACCACGACGCTGCTTGAGGTGCTGCCGTCGCCGTCGGTTCCGGTCGCGGAGGTGGCCCCCGACCAGGCGCTGCTGGTCGAGGTCTTCCCGACCTCGCAGACCCTGAGCACGCAGCACGTCGAGGTGGAGGTGACCACCGCCCCGCCGCAGATCGAGGTGCTGCCGGCGACTTTGCCGCCGGTCAACATCGATCTGTGCTGCCCGGTGCCGGTAACCGGCGGCGGGGCGGCACTTGATGCCGACGTGGTGAGCGCCTTTGCCGTTGGTGCCATTGGGGTGGGCGACACCATTCCGCAGGGGAGCACCTTCCCGGAGTTCGTGCGCCAGTTGCTCACGAGCACCTTCTACCCGAGCTTCATTGCGCCCTCGGCCAGCCTGTCGGCCTCGCTGGGCTCACAGGTCGAGGCTGGGACGATCGCCGATCTGACTCTGAGCGTCTCGCTGAACCGTGGGGCGATCCGGGGCGCGATGGTCGGCTCCACGTGGAACGCGGGCGCGACGCAGGACTATCGGGCCGGGCCGCTGCTCAGCGCGACGATCGAGGGCGTGTCCGGCACGACGCTGACGCTGCCCGGCCACCAGCTCACCGATGGGGCTAACAGCTTCAGCGCGGAAGTGAACCACGACGTCGGCCCGCAGCCGCTGGATTCAGACGGCGAGCCGTACGACGCTCCGTTGCCGGCAGGCTCGCTGACCGCATCCCGCACGATCACCGGACGTCGGGCGTTGTTCTATGGGTGCCCCAGCGCAGCGCCGGGTGACTCGGCGGCAGTGCGCGGCCTGTCCACGAGCAGCTTGAATCCCGGCAACGGCACAGCGTTCACGATCAACATCCCGAGCGGCGCGACGCATGTGAGCTTCGCCTATCCGGCGAGCCTGCGGGAGGTCAGCACGGTGAAGTACGTCGAGGGCCTGAACAGCGAGGTGAAGGATGTGTTCTCCGAAGCGACTGTCGACACGGCGGGGGCCAACGGCTACAGCCCGATCCCGTACCGGGTCTACACGATGACCCCGGCTGAGCCCTTCTCCGAGGACGCGACCTACAACGTGACGATCTGATGGCTCAGCTCCCGTTTCCCCTTAGCTTCAAGCGGCAGTTCCCGACGCCGCTGGATGCGGACGCGACCTTTGCGACGCTCGCGGAGCTGAACGCGTACCTGTCGAGCGCGCTGCGGTATCCGGGTCAGATCGCGACCTGTCAGGAGACGGAAGGTGTTGCCTACGTGCTCTCCAACGACGGCAGCGAGTGGTTGCCGATCTCGGGGAGCGGTGGGGGCGGTGCTGCGGCAGTCCCGATTGAAACGGCGACCTACACGGTGGCGGCGAACACGAGCGTGGTTGCAGTGGATGAGCTGAGTATCACGGATACCCTGGTCGTTGAGGGCAACCTGGCGGTGATCTGATGGCGAAGATTCTCCTTAGCACTGGCCTTGCGCCGGACACACCGGCAGCCGGGAAGATCGTGCTCTATGCCAAGAGCCCGGGCGTGCTGTGCTGGAAAGACGATCAGGGCACAGAGTATTGCTGGTCGGGTACTCCGACGCCGACAACTGATAATGATTTGTTCGCCTCAGATGGCGACGCGCTTTACACCTCAGACGGTTTAAGACTTGGAGCGGCCTGATGGCGGACTACAACCTAACGCATACTGGCCCGGAGATCGATGCGAGTCTTGCGAAAGCGGACACCGCACTACAGTCGACGAGCATCGACACCCTCGCCAAGCTCAACGCACTGATTGGCGACGCGACGCTGCTGGCTGATCCGAGCGCGTTCGAGGCGGCGGGCGCTGTCGCTGGCCATGAGCTGGCTCATGACCACACCAACCTACCGACAGCGGATCAGAAAGCCGCGTTGGATGGGGCAGCCAGCCCGAGCGGCACCAACCCCTACGTCACAACGGGTGAACTCGGGGCAATGGGCGGCGGGGATATGGTCAAGGCGACCTATGACCCCAGTAATGTCAGCGCGGATGCGTTCGACCGAGCCAACCATACGGGCGAGCAGGCGATTGCGACGGTCACCGGCCTGCAGACGGCGCTCGATGGCAAGTCGGACGGCACGCACTCCCACGGCACCCTGCCCACGGCTGATCAGAAGGCCGCGCTGGATGGGGCCAATACGCCCGGTGCGGGCAATGTCTTCGCGACGATGAACGACGTGGGCGCTGGCATGTCGGCCAGCACCTACGACCCACAGGGTGTTGGGGCGGATGCGTTCGATCGGGCGAATCATACCGGCGAGCAGCCCATCTCCAGCGTCACCAGTCTGCAAACAGCACTCGACGCCAAAGCTGCAGCGGCGGACTTCGATCAGGCGCTCAAGACCACTTCCGGGCCGACGTTCGATCACGTCGTCATCGCCAATGACCCGACGGCGACCGCCCACGCAGCGACGAAGGGATATGTCGATGGGTTGGTGCAGGGGCTCGCATGGCAGCCCCCTGTACTCGATGCCGTGGACTTCACGACCTCGGAGCCCGCGGGGCCAACGAGCGGCGATCGGTATCTGAATACTGCCAGCGGCACAAGCTCGGGCACGGCGCAGTCAGTCACGATCCACAATATCTATGAGTGGAACGGGGCGAACTGGACGGAGACGACGGCTGCCGAGGGTATGGCAGTCTGGAATCAGACGACTGACTCGTTGGCGACGTTCAACGGGACGAGCTGGGTCGGGCTGGGCAGCGCGTCGAACCATGCGAGCCTGAGCAACCTGCAAGGCGGCGCACCGGGCGAGTACTTCCACCTGACCAATGCGCAGCACACAGCGCTGGCGGGAATGGTTACGACCAGCCCCTACGACCGAGCCAACCATACGGGCGCTCAGGCGATCAGCACGATCACCGGGCTGCAAACAGCGCTCGACGGCAAGCTCACGTCAGCGAGCATTGAGACGCTTGCGCTGCTCAATGCCATCCTCACCGACGCGACGCTGGTTGATCGGGACACGGCCAATAGCTGGGCTGCGCAGCAGACGTTCTCAGGAGGGGTGAAAGAGGTCTGGGGCACGCTCACTGGTACGAATCCAGCGATCGGCCAGGGTAATTACACCTGGACGCTCAGCGGTGCGAGCACGCCCACGTCAACGCTCACTGATGGCGATAGCGTGACACTG